TTCGAGGGGGTTAAAATCTGGATTATTTAACTGCTCCCAAATGCCAAGATATTCTATCACTTTTTTTCAGTTTTGTTCAAACCGACACTCAAACCGACATTTTATTGTCGAATTATTTATTTACTAAATTGTCGGATTATTTATTTACTAAGCTATGTAAAATATATTCCCCAAAACATCATGTTGTACTTTCTGTATTCTATCTGCCAATAGTTTATTGAACTGGATTAATAATCTAATTTAAAAGAATATATATAACAACAAATCATCTGGGGTATTCTAATTACAAAAAGACCGCAGCTTGAAGCTACGGTCTAAATTTTTTGTCCAAATGCAAACCACTTGGAAGAATTATTCAATTTATTCTTTTTTACTTCCAGTACCGTTTGAGTACCAGTAGCCATTTTTCATTCTCTTTATAGCTTGTAATTAAGCCATTTTAGCAAATTTTTCGATTATTCCCATTCTTCTTTTCCAAACGTCCGATATATCCCAAACCATTCAAAATACTACATTCTATTTTTTCTAATACCACTAAATCCACCTAATTATAGAACGTTTTCAAATTTTTAGTCCCGTCCCAGTCCCAGTACCGGAGGATAATATTCTTACTTCTCAATATACTTTAAATTTTTATAACTTACCAAAAATGTATTCCTTCTAGATCTTGTCAATGCAACATATAATTTATTCTTAGTAGATGCAGGTAATTTGTCTAGCGTGTTATCTAAGAATAATTTCTCTGTTTTTCCATTCAATATTATGCAAATATCTTTATAGCAATCCTCTCCTTTTACATCTCCCCAATTTTTATGAGTATATCCATATTTTTTCGAATTACTATAATGTAATTTAATAATATTTTCGTCCTTAAAAATTTCCTTTATTTCATTCTCATTATCGATATATTGAAACCTAGAATTATCGTCACTAATATGATGCGAATATATTTCTATATCTAAATTATCTCTGATAAATTCACAAGTTTTATTATTACATCGCCAGCTCTTATCAAAAGTATTATCATCAACAATAAATCCATTTGATACGAACTTATCTTTATAACGATTGTAATCCTCAAACAAGTTTTTATTCACAGGTCCATCTCTACTTGTATCATAGGTATGTTGAAAAAAATCACCAACAAAAAGTATCTTTACTTGCGACTCCATAATTTTTAAAAGGAAATTAAAGTCTCTACCTGAAATATCCTGAATTTCATCAATAAGTAATTCATCAAAATATTTTTCTATTCTTTTTTTTATGTCATCAATAATATCAAAGTATTCGAAACTCATAGCCAATCTATTACTAAAAAAATATCCTGATGACGTAAGATAATACTTTAAATCCGTTTTCTTTATGCTTGTTAATTTATTACTTTCAAAAATTATTCCTTTAGCTCTTACCTTGTCAGCTAAAAATGGTTTATAACAAAAGGAATATAAAAAATTAAAATATGTCATTAAACTAACATTGCTAGGGAACTCTCCATTAAATTTTTCCAATATTTTCTTCTTAATATTGGAAAAATTATTTGTTGTGTAAGTTATAATTAAACTTTTCTTATCCAAAGATAAATTATCAATAATATAGCTAGTTTTACCAGAACCTGCTACTGCAAAAATTACTCGTTTATCCAATTTATTGCTCTTTCTATATATTCAGGCGCTTCTAAATCACCAATCTCAGCTAGTCTAAGAGCTGAAGTAGTTTTATTTTTTAACATATACTGTAGTGCCTCTTTACCAAACTCAGATTCACAAACCTGCTTATTCTTTTCATATAAATAATATTCAAAAGTTGGTTTCTCATTATCTTCTTCAAAAAAAATTTTTATATTTTCAGAATTATAATCCTTATATTTATCGATACATTTTTCTTGATAATTTGAATCATTATCGGTTATTACCGCAACCTTAGAGCCCGTTATTTTCGCTATATCCAAATACCTTTTAAAACTTAAACCCCTAATGGCTAAAACATGAACGCCTTCATAACTAAGGCTTTTTTTAGTCACATCCATATAAAACTCATTAAAAAGTATAAACTCTGAGGGCCCTTCCACTAAAATCAATTTTTCAGATAATATAAATTCTAAAATTCCAGCTGGTGGTGCTTTTAAAAAATAATCAGAGGTTTCTTTATTTAGAGATTTTAAATAAAGAGGAACATTACATTTTTGTTTAGATAATATAATCAAATTATACAATTCAAGCCCAGTACTTATAAGACTACTATGTGTCGCAATAAAAATTTGACCATTCTGATGCTGTTCAATATTTGCAATTAATCTTTTTAAATTAGTATAACTTAAATGGTTTTCAGGTTCTTCAAATAATATAATGTCCACATTTTCACCTGATTTTTCTAATGCAAAGTCAGTTTTTATTAAAACTTGTAGCCCAGTTCCTCTATTATTTAATGCAATTGAATTTTCGTATATCATTAGTTCATCACTAAATACATTTGAAAAACTATTTTGTAAGGCAAACTGATAATTTTTGTCTGTTGGGAGCCTTTCGTTTAACTCCTTAAGATTATCTTCACAAAATTTTGATTTCATTTGTCTATATTTACTTTTGTGATTTATTCTCTCAAGTTCGTTTCCTTCTGTATATTGTTGATACATTTTTTGTACAAAATAATTTGTTTTATATTCAGAATTCATATTGCCGCTGTCTATAAACACAGTTCTAAGTTTCTTTTTATACCCACTAAAAGTTTCATCTGAAAAAGTAGAAAATCTTATTTGATAATACTCATAAGGAAAAACCGATGTTTCTTCTGATAGAAATTCGTTTATTTCTTTCCTATATTCATCATTTGGAGAGCAAACCAGTCTAATTCCATCTGTAACAATTCCTAACGAATTATTATTACCATTCATAGTATGATCAAATTCACCTTTTAAGTACAACTCAATCTTCATTTCCGGCAAATTTTCATATCTTCTAGAATTCTGAAATTTATTAATAGCATCAATGTTTATTAATTTATCCAATCCTATATTTTCAACTCTTTTAATACTTCCTGATGCAGCAAGCTCAATAGCTTCCAGTACCGAGCTTTTTCCTACTTCATTATCACCCACTAATATATTAACTCTTTCATTTGGACATATTGTATAATCCTCAAAACTCTTAAAATTTATTAATCTTATCTTATCTATTGTTACTGACAATTTTACCTCCCAGCATACTTAATATTATTCATCATTGTAAGCATTGTCTTATAGAATTATCAAACTCATCCATTCTAAACTCTCTATTAAAGAATGGAAGTCCTATAATTCTATACTTATTATCATCCACATAAGTTTTTGTAGGTATGCCCTGTTCTTCAATTTTCAGTAGAAAATCTTCTTTCCACTTATCATTTTCTTCTCCAATTAACTGACTTCCCTTTGGTTCAATATAAATTTGTTCTTGCAAATATCCATCTGCGCCTTTTTTTTGTAAAAATAATAAAAAGTCTGGTTCAAATCTTTTCCCTGTATCAAATTCATAAATAGTTAGGGCAGGTATTCTTTCATTCCTAACTAGGTATATTTCATCATATTTTTTTCTTAAATCCTCCACCATACCCTTAAAATATTTCACAAAAGCTTTTTCTTCACTTGTTCCATAGTTGTCATTGTAGGCATACCAAGGTTCATATTCTAAATCGATCCTATCTTCACTTGCTATCGTAGCTTGAGATATCCCCACCCCATCTCCATGAGGGTTGTCTACATATATTTTTTTATCTTTCACTACTTCATAGATTTTTTTAGAATAAAATTCTTTTGTCCCTTCATATTCAATCTCTATTTTTTGAATATATAATGACACATCTTGAAAAATCTTCATAACGCCATCGTAAAGATCTTTTGCTTGTATTTTTTCATAGAGACTTTCTATTTGAAGTGTGATATTTCCTAAATAATTATCAGCTTGCAAAAATTCTTTTTTTGATTTTAAATTAGGAAAATAGGATTGGAGTGTATTAAATTTTAAGATCTTAAAATTCTCCATGGCTCCTTCTGTGATATTAAGGGGAATCTGTTTAAATTTATAATTAAAAGTTTGAACCGGCCCTCCCGTAGTTGGATTATCCTCTTCAAATAGGCTGAAAGTAAATGAACTGCCTGTCGAAACTTTATGTTGATAAATGCTTTTGCTAATTTTCTTGTCAATCCCTTTTACCTTATTTCTTGATTTCTTCACCCTTTTATTTGAAAATACCAGTGCATCCTTATAAAAGTCCGTTCCTTTAAATTCATCTTTTAACTTGTATTCTAGTTCTACTACTGTATCTGGCAAGAGACCCGTTTGCTTTAAAGCATAGCGCAACTCGGCAATATATCTTGAATCCTGCATTGAATGGTATAAAAGTATCTCTAATATCCTGTTTTCGTTAGTGAGATCATAATCATACTTTCGTTTGTCTCTGGGCTGACTTTCCTCTATCCTAAAAGGACAATACCTGGCTCCTCGTCCAATTAGCTGCGCTTCACTTATCGTCGTCTTTCCTGGTTTCCCATTTTTCCCATCTCTTGTCTCATACAGCCTTACAATATCAAATAGGTTTAATACATCCCAACCTTCATTTAGCATATTCACCGTGAATATTATTCTATAAGGATTATCCTTTGCCTCGAGAGAATTAACCGCAATCTGCTTTTCTTTTTCTTCAGATTCGCTCTTAGAATTTAATATTATCGCGTTTTCAGCTGCAAACCCTAATTTTAAATCCGCTACAAGAGTGTTTAAACTCGAATCTTTTTCTAAAAAATATTCTAAAGCATTTTTCAAATATTCATTATTAGAACCTTTAAATTTTATGATTTCATCAGGGCTAAGATTGTTTAGTTTTTGATAAAATTCACCATAAAACTCTTGAGATTCTTTAATGGTTTTCGATTTTAAAAGAAGGACTGGCTTTATATTTTGACCCGAGTCACCGAATAGATGTCTTCGATACTCGCTTAGCACAAGAGCAAGTAGGGTTCTAGTCCATCGACCATAGTCCCCCTGCATGTTTTTGAAGTCTTTAGTATATCCACTCTCTCTAAACTTAGATAGGGTATAATCATAGACAATTTTATCCAAATATTTTTTCTCTACATTCGGATCTTTTAAGTCAGCCGTTGCCGTAAATTCTAGTAGGGCATTATCTCTATTGGCCCTAAAAATCTTCTCAATTGTATATTCCCAGCTTTTGGCATTTTCTTCAATATTTATTTTTTCTGTCTTTGTAAGGCCCTTAGTCACAGTATTGATATGGTGGGATTCATCTGATATTAAGACAGTTTTTCCCTCTTCAAAATCATGGATATCAAGGAAATTTGCTTTTGAAGAGTACAAATCTGAATGTAATTGTTGTATGGATGTAAAGCAAATATTAATAGCATTTTTATCATAGAAATCGAAGTTTTTTACTGTCTTGATTACAATATTTTTCCCCATTAATTCAATATCATCAGCAAATAGATATTTGTTTGAACTTGGCTCTGTGAAGTTTTGTTCAGTTTTTTTTATTATATTATTTTGATTTACAAAAAATAGAAACTTCCTATATCCTTTTGTATATAAATAAAGAATAAGTCCTGCCATGATAACAGTCTTACCAGACCCTGTCGCCATATGAAAAAGATTGTGGATTTGCTTATTTTTAAGCAAATCACCCTCAACATAGGTTATAAAATATCTGAAAGCTTCTTCTTGGTAATCACGCAAAATAATATTAGGATTTAGGTTTGCTTCTATAAACAGGGGTAATTCCTTCAAATCCCCTACTTTTTTCAGGACGTCTAACTCTTGATATAAATATTGACCAGCCATAAATTTACTCCTTGCCATAGAAGCTTCTAGTGAATGCCTTGTCAGTCTCACTCACCTTATAATTTTCATCATCTATATCTGATAGGTTCACATAGAGTTTATTTTTATTTAAAAGTTCCATCACAAGATTTTTTTGGTCTTCAAGGCTTAGCTTTTCAAAGCCCTCTTCAGTATCTTTTAAATCACTTGGAAGGACAGAAGGAATTAATTTCCCATTATCAATGGCTTTATTTAAAACAATTTTAATTTGATCTGTGTCTTCTGCTCTTTCAAGTTCAGTAACTAGATTTTCATTATCTTCTAAAAGTTCACAATAAACAAAAGATCCGCCACCTTGCCAATTAACTGATTTTGAAATGCCGCCTTGCTCTCCAGCAATAACTTTTTGAAGTCTGGGAACAGAAACCGTATTTATATAATCCATTTGTTCTACACCAATAAATTGACGATTCATCTTCATTGCAACAGCTTGTGTTGTCGCTGAACCCTCTCATGTCAAGCTTATGACAAAAAAGGAGTTATTGTTATGTAATTTAAAAGAGAGTGATTGCTCACTCCCTTTGCTACTTCCATATTATGTTCAACACTTCGTTTCCTTCACAGAATACTGAGTCTATATATTTCTCCATCAATTCTCTGGTAAGTTTAGTGTTGTCTATTACTTCTTTTTCTTCTTTTGCTTTTTGTATTTTTTCTTTTATTGCTTGTATTTCTTCATCTATCGAATTTTTAGAGTCAATGAATTTTTGTCTATTCATCTTGCCTAATTTATACTTTTCAAAATTTTGCATTTTTTTAGTTTCAAGATCTTCGATAGATTTTTCCATAGGTTTAACTTTTACTTTTTCATCCTTGATTGGATCTTCTAGACCGTATTTTTCTTTTATTGATTCAAATACTTGCTCTTCAAGGCTTCCTGCTCTTGAGTTCTTATGTTTTACATTATTACACTTACATATCCTACAAGTAAAATATGTGTGTACTCTAAGGCTTCCATCAGGTCTTTTGTGTTTTGATTGAGTACATCCTAGAATGTGATTACAGGTTGGACATTTTGCAAAACCTTGTAGTGGAGATTTCTTTCTCCATTCATAATCGGTATTTTTACCTTTCATAAATAGATTCTTCTCTTTAATTTTTTGAACTTTTTCAAAGTCTTCTTTAGATATAATAGCTTCATGGTTATTCTCAACTCTTCCCCATTCTTCTTTTGGTTTGAATTTAAAAGAAGATGGATTTAAAACTGACTTGTCTTGCATATTGAAAGTGTAAGTTCCAGTATAATTTTCATTTGCTAATACATCTATTACATTTCCATTAGTCCAAGTTGATCTAGGCTTTTTAGCAGTTCTAATTATTGAATACTCGAAATCAAGATTTGTTAATTCGCTCTTTCTTTTTGATGGTGTTGGTATTTTTTCTTCATTTAATATCTTAGCTATATTTCTTGAAGATATTCCATCTAGTGCAAGTTTAAAAATCTTCTTTACTATCCAAGCAGTTTCTTCGTCAACTATGATTTTGTATTTATCATTAGGATCTTTCATATATCCCAATGGTGGACTCCAAGCTAAAAACTTTCCTTGTTTTTTAAGTGTAGTCATAGATGACTTTACCTTTTCAGAAATATCTTTTGTGTAGAAATCATATAATAGTCCCTTGAATTGAATATCTAAATCTGTTCCATTTCCCTTTTCTTTGTTACTATCATAGCCATCATTTATGGCAATGAATCTTACTCCAAGGAATGGAAATATATTTTCAAGATAATCTCCAAGTGTTATATAATCTCTCATAAATCTGGACAAGTCTTTTACAATTATCGTCTGGATGTTATTTTTCTTTACATCTTCAAGCATTCTTTGAAAGGCTGGTCTATTTTCATTTGTACCAGAATATCCGTCATCAACATATTCTTCTCTTGTGAAGTTATTAAATTCTTCATTCTTGTCGAGATAATCGTTAAGATATGCTCTTTGATTTATGATACTTTCACTTTCATCAGTCTTTATCATATCTTCAACGGATAATCTAATATAAAGAGCAATCTTACTCATCGCCTGTTCCTCCTACCAAATTATCTATATTGAATTTAAAGACTATTTCAAATTCGTGTTTATCATAAACTATTATTTTTTCAATTAAGCTATGGATTAAATCGCCAGGTAGCTTTTCCAAATTCTTTGAAGCATATAAATCATTTATCCATTTTGTTGATTTTAATCTTTCTTTTTTAAGTTTTGATATATTAACTTCAATTGCTGAAATCTCGTTATCAAATGTAGACATATGACTTTGAGCAATCTCTCTTTTTAATAGATACTCGTCTCTATCAATCTTACCTAGACTGTATTCTTCATAGGCTCTTTGAATGATATTTTCTTCATTAAGATTTTTTCTTTTAAGATTTTCAATGTCTTTCTTAAAAGTATCTATTGCTTTATTAAATCTAGCTTTAATTCGATTAACAAATTTTGTCTTGCTAGTTGTCATCATAATAAACTCAGAAATCTTATCATTAATAGCCTGATCCAAATCTCTTTCCATAATGAATACTGATTTTTCGGGTTTTATACTTCCACTAAATCTCTCATTCTGAAATGAATAGTAAAGTCTATCTTTATTTTTACCATAGATACGAGTTCTTCTATTAAGTTCTTTGCCAGTATTATTATTGATTACAAGACCTTTAAATCTGTTCTCATAGTCCCTATTTTCAAAATTGTGCATTGGCGAACTGAAAACATGATTTTTCTTTCTTTCTTGTCTTTCTCGTAAGATTCTTTCGTGAACTTCCTTAGAAATGATTGCTTCATGTGCATTCTCACAAATTATATACTGACTTTCATCTACAAAATGTTGTTTAATTCCTTTTGCAAGATTTTGTTGCTTAACTCCTTGTACTAAAGTCCCTGTATAAGCTGGGTTTGTAAGCATTTTTGAAATTGTCCCTTTATTCCATTCAGGATCATCATCTTCTCTGTAGATTCTCCCAGTTTTATAGTAAATCATTCCAGGAGCATAGCCTTTTTCATTAAAATGCTTTGCGACTTCATATTGGCTTTTGCCTTGAAGAGTTAAATCAAACATCTCTTCCACTATAAATCTAACATTTTCATCAATTACAAGTTTTTGACCTTCTTTAGATTTTTTAATCTTGTAACCATAAGGTGGAACAGAACCAATAAAGTATCCGTTTCTTGCTCTATTGTGTTTTGAGGTTTTTATCTTAACTGAAATATCCTTAGCATACATATCGTTGATAATATTTTTAAGAGTAACCTCAAAAGATTTCTTTGAATCTGTTTCTTTGACTGTGTCTAATTTATCATTAACTGAAATAAATCTAACCCCTAAAAATGGAAAAACTTTATCAATCAATCTTCCCATTTCAAGATATTCTCTTCCAAGTCTTGATAAATCTCTGATAATAATACAATTGATTCTTCTATCTCTAATATCTTGCATCATATTCTGAAATGATGGTCTTTCAAAGTTTGTCCCACTATATTCATAGTCAGTGTAAACTTCTAAAACATCTATATTTTCTTTTAATGCATATTCTTTACAAGACAGTATTTGAGTTTCTATTGAGTATGATTTTTCTCTCCACTCTTCTGTTCTTTCGTTGGATAGCCTTGTATAAATTCCGGCCTTAAAGACTTTTCTTTCTGTCTTTTCGCTTTTCTTTTCAATATATCTTTTGGAAGTTCTTGCCATTATAAAACACCTCCAACTAATTGCATTGGAGTCTTGTTTTCAAGAGCATTTCCAAAGACCTTATTTATTGAAATCAAATTCTTCCTTACTTCAGACTTACTTTCACTTTCTTCTTTTATAAGGGTCTTCAGTAAGTTAACTGTTTCCAAATTATTAAATACAAAATTAATCTCACTATTTTCTCCGATTTCAATTCTATCTATAAAAGATACAATTGTTAGCCTATTTAGGCTACTTAAATCAGTGGGAACAATTTCAGAAACCAAACTGTCCTTGTTTTTCATCTTTTCTTGCAAATTGGCAAGTATATTTTTCTTTGTAGCAATTTGTTTCTCTATTTCCCTGATCTTAATAAGATAATTTTTTCTGAACCTTTCAAACTCTTCAGAAGTTATAAGTTCGTCTTCTAAGTCCATATATAAAGATTGTCTAAGTCTTTCATACTTTCTTTTTTCTGAGTTTAAGCTTTCAAAATCAATGTTAAATGTTACTTTTGATACATCTAACTTATTAACTTGACTTAGTAGTTCATTATATTTTTTTAAATAATCTTTAAGTGCAAAAAGAGTCATATCCATTAGATAGTCTTCTTTTATACTATGTCTTGTGCAATCTCCTTTGTTATTATAGTGAGAACAAATATAAAAAATATTATATCCATTCTTGGACTTAACCTTTCTTCTAACCATTGAAGATCCACAATCTTTGCAATAAAGCATTCCTGATAAAATATGTGGTATATCTGCCGATTGTTTTACATCTCTAAGCATCATCTTATTAGCCAAAGCATAAATGCTTTTTGAAATGATAGGCTTATGAGAGTCGTTTATTACAATCCAATCTTCTTCATTTACTTCTACTTCTCTCTTAGACTTGTAATTTAGTTTTCTAGTTTTTCCTTGTTCAAGCACTCCTATATAGACCTTGTTTGTAATGATCCTATTGACCATTTTTGCGTCCCATTTAGAATCTTTAACAATAAAACCAGTAGTATGATTATCACCAGAATTTTCTTTATGCTTAGATGGTGTTACACAACCTATGCTATTTAAAAAATCTGCAATAGCCTTAGACGAATAACCGTCTATCTTCATATTGAAGATTCTTTCAATTATATGTGAAACTTCTGTATCAACGACTAACTTATGTTTGTTTTTGCTATCCTTCATATAACCAAAAGGAGCAAATGCACCAATAAATTCACCATTCTTTCTTTTAATTTCTTTTGAAGATTTAACCTTCATAGAAATATCTCTACAATAAGAATCATTAATAAAGTTTCTTATCGGAAGAATTAGGTGTGTATCACTTACATCTGCATTTTCACTGTCATAGTTATCGTTTACGGATATAAACCTTATACCTTTTTCTGGAAATATCTTTTGTAGATATTTTCCTGATTCGATATAATCTCTCCCAAAACGGGATAAGTCCTTCACAATAATTGTTTTAAACTTCTTTTCTTCAAGATCTTGAATCATCTTCTTAAATTTTGGTCTGTCAAAATTAGATCCTGAAAAGCCATCGTCTACATATTCAGCAACAACTTTAATATCATTGTCCCTTGCATATGATTTGATAATCTGTCTTTGATTTGAAATAGAATTACTTTCTGTGCTATCTCCATCCTCTCTCGATAAACGAAGATACATACAAGCAAATTTTTCCATCACAAAACCTCCTTAATTTGTATTTGGGCAAATAGTCATTAAGGAGTTCTTCTACCACTTATATTTTACCGCACCTAAGTTTTTAAGTCAGCACCCCAGCTTATAGCCTTATACAAGCTCTACATAAATAAAGCTCTACAATATCTAGTAAGTCGAGGGACTCTTTATCACTTTGAGTGTAAGTAATTTTTTTAGAATAATCTTCTTTTGATATTTGCTCTTTAGGTTTATATTTCTTCTTTTCTTTTGTATTCATAGGTTTTACCTCACAATATAAAATTAAAGTTTTTTGACATTGACAAGTGCCTTGGATTAGCAACATAGGAATCTCACCTCCGCCTCTGTTCAGGATGAGCCGGCTTCAACCTTAGAAGTATCATTATCCTCATTTTCTTCATAGCGAATAGGGTATCCCTCCCTATATTCAAACTCTTACTTATCGCTCCCTTTCTTCTTCCCTTGCTTTTAGCTTAGCAGTACTTGTTTTGCCGAATTATTCAGCAGAAAGATCTTGGCGGATAGGTTATTACGCTCCAAAAATGATTAATGTCTTGTCTTGGTCTATTCAATTGTTAAGGTTCAAAATTTATCGAGAGTTATTAATATTTTTAAAATTTGACCATCAGAAAATACTTATCTTGATGAAACAAAATTGTTTAAAATTACCCTCTTATACTTAACAGTGAAAAGAAGTCTTTCTTGGTAACCAATTTTCAAAAATAAATTTGGTTAAATGAAAAGGTCCAATTCCCACTGCATAAGTAACAGTGAAAATTAGACCCTCTTGGTAACTTTCATCTAAAAGTCTTCTAACATTTCCTTTAATTTTTCTAAGACTTTATTACGCCTTTTAATAACGGCTGGATGAGAAATATTCAGTTTAGCAGCTACTTCTCTAATTGTTTCCTCTTTATAAAAAAGACTTTCTATCAAATCCCTTTCAACAGGGTTGAGTTTAGAAATAGCTCTTCTTACTTCTTCAATCATTTCCTTTGTTTCGATAATTTTTTCAACATCAAATTCCAGATCTTCTAAATTTTCTTCAAAATTACCATCATGATCATAGGAACAAAAAAAGAAACAGTTATTTAACCTGTCTCTTCTCATTTGATATTTCTCTTTATTCAATTCGCCATGATAGGCAAGATACACTTCCTTGCTAACAACTACTTTCTTTCCTTCTACAAATAAATAATATTCTTTGTCCATTAATTTTTCCTCCTTGTTGACATGAATTTCTTTTGTTTGAAAATGAAATTCACACAAGGAGGACTTCTAATTCTTTGCATATAAACTCCTGGGCATAAAAAAAGACCGAAAGAAAATAAATTCTTTCAGTCAATGAATGCCAATATTAAATTTAGGTGCAAATCACCCATCATGGATATTATATATGCACTTAAGTACACATAAAATTCGTATGTGGTACTTTTTTCATTCGGAAATAGTACGCAATAAGTTCGTTATAAATTAATTTCTTAGATGTTCATTATTTCTTCAATGCTACGACCGTCTTCAAGTTGGGTAATAGCAGTCGGTAAAGTATATCCCCAAATTATTACACCAACCAATGCAATTGCTTCCTTCTTTCTTTGGTAATAAACAGTTCTCTCTAAAGATACATTTCTCATACAAGCTTCATCAGTAATCTTTTTTTCAGAAATGTAGTAGTTATAAATAATCTTATGATATATTTCTCCATACTCTGGATAAACTTTTAGTCTAACACAGGAATCATAAATTATTAAAAGCATAAGCTTACTATCCATTACATTGGAAACTCTATTATTAAACTTTTCTTCAACTTTTTCTGGAGCAAATGTAGAAAGATACAAGTAAGCAGATTCTGAAGTTGATCCATAGTTTTCTTTACTCTCAAACATCATAAAATTTGCCCTGCTATCTACTGCCCAGGTAACTTGTCTATATAAACTTAAAATAAGTTTTGCAGCTGAACTGATTTCTTCAAATTTCAAGTTGCTATCTGCATACATGTTCATTATATTCTTTAAAGTTTTACTCATTCTCAATCTAATCACCCCAATACAACTTATTTACAAACTTGAATGTTTGTGCTATAATGTGAATATAAGTTCAGTTTGTATTATATCTCAAACAGAAAAATAATTCAAGCACTATTGTTCGTATCAGAAGTTATAAATGCACATTAGTACAGGAGGTTAGAGTTATGGCTTTTGCGGATAGATTAAAGGAATTTCGTGAAAAAGAAAAGTTAAGTCAAGCAGATTTTGCAAAAATGATAGGAATAAGTACAAGAACTCTTGTACATTATGAAGACGGAGAAAGATACCCAAGAGATGTCGAGGTTTACAAAAAAATAGCTGAAGTTATGGACTGTGATTACAATTATCTTCTTGAAGAAAGTGACGAGTTTTTAAATAGAGTTTATAACATGGGTGGCAAAAGAGAATTAGAAAAAGCTAGAGCATTAACAGAAGGTCTAAGCTCTTTATTTGCAGGTGGAGAAATTTCTGACGAAGATAAAGATGCTGCTTTTGAAGCTATTACTCGTGCTTATTGGGAGGCTAAAAGAGAAAACAAGAAATACGGTCGTAAGAAAAAAGATTAGGTGATTTTATGAGCATGAATCGCTATATATATGATAGGGTTAATAGACTTATAAAAAAATATAAGACACGAGATCCTATCGAATTAATAGAAGCTTTGAATATTAACCTGGTATATCTACCTGAAACAAAAATACTTTTAGGAATGTACCATTATATTCAAAGGAACAGATTTATTTTTATCAGTAGCAACACAAATTTTAATAGAAAAACGATATTAGCACATGAATTAGGTCACGATCAACTACACAGAGATTATTGTGTGAGTGGCGGAGCTTTTCATGATCAAACAGTGCTAAACCCTACAAATAAATTTGAAACTGAAGCTAATATTTTTGCAGCTCATTTATTAATAAGTGATGAAGATGTCTTCGATAATATCAATGATCAAGTTTGTGATTATGAAATCGCTGGACAATTAGGTGTGGATATAAATTTACTAAATTTAAAAATTTCTGAGTTAGCAAAAATGGGCAAGTTTAATAAACCAATTAATGTTAATACACCTCAGGGAGATTTTCTTAAAAACTATCGCCCTGAACATGATGATTATTATTAGGAGACTCTATGGGAATTTTTATTGCAGGATATATTCTATTAATACTTTCTGGAATAGTTTTCTACTATCTCATCACTACCTACTCTGTAAAAATCTCAGCATTTTTGATTGATTTTATAGTTGTAGGTTTAGGATTTTATATATCCATAAAAGATAAACTAGATAACAAATTAGCTATTCCCCTTTCAATTACAGTAGTAATAATTTATGGAATATTGCTAGTTTTAATAAATCAAAAGCTACCAAAAATCAGTAAACTTTTAAACTATATAATTGCTTTTATAGGATCATCAGTTGCCCTATGGTTGGCACTAGATTTTATTACAAGCACTCTAGCCGCTTTTAAAATAATAGGTCAAACTTATCATCAATTACCAATAACAAAAAGTATGATGATAAATTCCTTTATACATTATGTAATTGTATTCTTAATTAGTATTCCAGTGTTTAAAGGTAGAATGAAATTTATACTTGGAGGAAATTATGAGTAAAGAAATGGATAAAAATAAAGACGAAAATCAAGAAAAAAAAGAACTTCAAATTAGATCATCTGCTGCTGAATACTTGACTTTTATTGCAGCTAACGGTGATGACCAGGAAGCTATAGAAATTAGATATGAAGATGAAAATATTTGGCTAACTCAAAAGATGATGGCAGCTCTTTATGATGTTAGTGTCGCCACAATAAATGAACATCTTAAAAAAATCTATGCCGATAGTGAATTACAAGAAGAAGCAACTATTAGGAATTTCCTAATAGTTCAAAAAGAAGGTTCTAGAAATGTTTCAAGGGAAACAAAACACTATAACCTACAAGCAATTATTGCAGTAGGGTTTAAAGTAAATAACGAACGTGCA